CTGCAGTATCAGCGATGGGATCAGTGTTTTTGAACACCTTCATGAAAGCCATGCACGGTAAACCGCTGATCAAGAAAGAGCTGAACTTTGATGAACTGATCTCTTAAAAAGAGATCGTCCATCGACGCTTACGCTGAGATGAGCTCATCAGCTAGATATCCTCTCTATCCCTTATCTGTAAACAACATCTGGAGTATGTAAACACCATGAGTAATAAACGTCAACAACTGAACCAACAGAACAACCAAGCTAAACCTGTTGAAGAAGAGAAACCTTCTCTTGATGAAGATACCCTCTTAAAAGAAGCCTTGGCGCGTCGTGCACAGCAAGATGCAGCACTGAACACCGAAGAAGAGATCCCTTCTTTCATGCAAGAAGCTGCTGTTGCTGATGTCCCTGATACCACTCCTGAGACCACACCCACACAGTCTTTTGAGTATCAGGATCTTCCTAACCATATCGAAGAAGCTAAGATTGAATCAGCTCCTTCACAGGTCGTCAATATAGAGCAGCTCTCGACAGAGATCTCCTCTGGTGCGATCTCTATCTTGCAGACCATCTTCCGCTATATGGAAGACATGGCTGTCGGTAAACCCTTACAACCTAAAGAAGGTGCACGTTATCAAGCACAACTCTGGGGTGCTTTAAAAGCCATGTGTTTTAACTTGGATGATCGTGAGTTTAACATCGTCTATGAAAACGTCTTGAAACTCTTCTATGAACATCGTGAAGGTGTGTTTTCTCAAGATGCAGTATATCGCTTCCCTGAGGAATGGCCGATGTCTTCTGCAGAGCATGCGGCATTTGCTCACCTCTTGACCTTGATGTTGAACACCTGTGATCGTAAGACGCGTTATCAAGTATCTCGTAAGCTCAACTGGAGTTATGTATTCGAGATCTACTATCCTGAAGGTGTGCAGAACAGAATCAGATCGTTCTACGATCTGTGATGTTCATGATGTGTAACCGAATAAACCGAATCAGGTCTTTCTACGATCTGTGATCAAAAATAAAATATCACTCTCCTA